GTGATGTGTGACGCCATGGAAGACGCCCTCATAGAGGCGGGTGCGAACTTTATTTTTGGGAAGGAATTGATGGAGGTTGAGTACCTCGAGGATGGGTACAAGGCGACACTTAGTGGTGAGACCCAGTTGGATGACGGGCTTCTATTCTTGTGTCTCGATAACAGCCCAGCCCTCAAGTTCTTGGGAGACAATTGGGGACCCGACGCAGACAAGAAGGTTCGTGAGAGTACCTATGGTGCCATCAATATCCTCCTCGACTACGAAACCCCTGTGACACTCGGCTCAGATGTGGAGATTGCTGCCACCACCAAGTGGAATCTTCAACCAAAGGTTCTCTCCGATGGGAGAACGGTTTCATGTGTCATTTGCGACCTCAATGAGGAAATCCTATCGAAGAACCCTGATGAACTCAAGTTGGGTGTTTTGGAACAGTTGGGTCTCGAACAACCCACAACAATGCGCATAGGTTGGGGTGCTACATGGGAAGATGATAAGTGGGTGTTCTCCCAATCTTCGGGGGTTCTCAGTCTCCATGGTCAACTCCCTTTCTTCGGTAAGTGTCCTCATGTCGCCATGTGTGGTATGATGTCCCCACGTGATACACCCTATTCGAGTCTCGAGGCGGCGACAGAAGTGTCCAGACGCCTGAGTCACGAGGTGTTCGGAACGAGGGAGCCACTCCGTTCCCTCGAGCTTTCCCAGATTTTAGTATTTGTCGTTGTGCTACTTATAGTTTTAATACTCATCTATCGTAACAGGAATCAATGAAGTTTAAGGCTACTGTCTACGAACCTATGTACGACTTCAATAATAAAAAGTATATACGTCTCACGATTCCCCAAAAAGTTTCGGAAATCATTAGGGGTATGCACGCATCGAGGATACACTTCCTCACCAATCAAATCGTAGATGACCCCCTCAATGGTCATGTTCTCAATGTGAAAGTTCCATTCCGTTATAGGAGAGTGATGTGCGAAGTCAAGGGGCGACCCGTGCAGTCTCTTATAAAGGGGGATGAAGTTGAAGTTGTGGTGGACTTCAGGGGGTTCTGGAATGTTGGAAATCACTCGGGCTTCTCTTGGATACTCTCGAGTTCCTCGGCGGGAGCCTCAGCGGGTTGATAGGGGTCGTTGGGGAGGTCAATGGTCTTGAGACCACCATTTTTGAAACCACGGAAGGTCTGGAGCATACCCTGAAGACGGAAAATCTCTTGGGTCATTTTCTCAATGTTCATCTCAAGCTTCTTGATATTCTCTTCAACGTCAACGATAGGCATGTTGTAGTTATTTAAAGTTTATACCCTTTAAATAAGTAAATCATGACAACCCTAACCCGAACGGGGTGTTTGGTGAGTGAGGGTCCACTCCAAGAAATTAAAAAGGAACTTACGGTAAGAGCCCAAGTCAATGGGGACTACGGATTTCCTCCTCCGCCTTTCAAGGTTTTTAGACCAACAAAGAATGGAGTGTGTGTTCCCAGATTCTATGGAAGTGCTAAGCTTGGAGAACCCAAGTATGACAAGCGACCAGGACCTGTCCAAATTCGAACAAAATTCGTGGGACAACTCAGAGATGCCACACACCAAAACGAAGCTCATGCGGCCGCAATTAAGGCAGGTCACGGCATCCTTTCTCTACCATGTGGCTATGGGAAGACGACGGTATCCCTGGCTATAGCTTGTACATTGGGATATCGAACGATGATTGTCGTTCACAAACAATTCCTGGCAGACCAGTGGAAGGAGAGGATTCAGCAGTTCTGCCCAGGTGCCACTATCGGGGTTGTTCAGCAGGATAAGAAGGAGGTCAATTGTGATTTTGTCATCGCAATGCTTCAGTCGCTCTCCCTCAAAGAGTATTCATTCACCGATTTTGATACGGTGGGAACACTCATCGTGGATGAGGCGCACCATATATGTGCAAAGGTATTTAGTCAGAGTCTCTTCAAATTGTGTCCTCGACACATCTTTGGCCTCTCAGCAACACCCGAAAGAAAGGATGGACTTACCAAAGTGCTTCACTGGTTCATGGGACCCACATTCTTCGCTGTAGAGAGGAAGAATCAAGAGCAGGTGGAGGTGTTTCCAGTCATCTTTGAATCGCCAAACTACAGGAATCCACCACCCTCTATGAGGAACGGAAAAATTTCAATGCCAAACATGATTACAGAATTAGTTGAAGACCGCCAAAGAAATAAGATGCTCGTTGAACTCGTGAAGAAAGCTTCAGCTGGGACGAGACAACTTCTTGTTCTTAGTGACAGAAGACAACATTGTGAACTCCTCCACCAATGTTTCCCCAAGACATCTGGTCTCTACATGGGTGGTATGAAGGAGGCTCAACTTCAAGAGTCTTCAAAGAAGAAAATCATCTTTGCCACCTTCAGTCAAGCTCACGAAGGTCTTGACATCCCAACCTTGGACACTGTCATCTTGGCATCACCAAAGTCGGACATTACCCAAAGTATCGGAAGAATTATGAGAGAGACAAAGGGTAAGAAGAATAATCCACACATCTATGACGTTCACGACCCATGGTCTATTTTTACAGCTATGTACTACAAACGTACGAAGGTGTACCGTCAAGGCGGTTTTAAGATTCATGGAAAGGTTGCTGAAGAAAAGCCTGCATTCCCTCAGGGAAAATGCCTGTTTTTAAATCTGAACAACTATTAAATGTCTGGTGCATTGATACAACTCGTGTCCAAGGGTGTTCAAGATGTCTATTTAACGAGTGAAGAGGGACATTCCTTTTTCCGTATGAAGTTTGCTCGACACACAAACTTTTCGCAAGCTCCCAAATTTATTAAGACGATAAACACGAACGATACATCCATTCAGATTCCAGTTTTGGGAGATGCCATCAATGGATTGTGGTTTGAAGCGTCATCCAGAAACGGAAACATCGCTTCAAACTTATTCTACAATTCGACCATAGACCTCTTTATAGGGGGACAAAAGGTGGACTCACAACACTACGATTATTACTCAGATATTTGGTCTAACTATCTCGCTGACACGTACAACAAATCACAGGAGTTGAACAACAAGACGTCGAATGCTAACTTTACGTTCTTACCCCTTCATTTCTTCTTCTGTGACCATAAGGCATTCCTGCCCCTCGTGGCACTCCAGAATCATCAAGTTGAGATACGAATCAATTTTGATGAAACAAACGTGGCGGGTATAAACGAGATAGATAAACAGGCAAAGTTTTATGGGAACTACATCTACCTCGACAAAGATGAGCGTGAATCAATGACAAGACGTCAGATGGATTTTGTCATCACACAGTCCCAGCGTCTCGAAAATGAATTGGAAACAGTCAATGATAACACTGTTGATAATGGTGGATACAACGTCGTTGACATTTCGAGTCTTAACCACCCCGTGAAGTCTCTCTTTTGGGGTTTCGGTGCATCGAGTGATGATTTCGCGAACGACCGTTTCACATTCTTAAATGCTGATATCCAAATCAACGGTACCCCTCTCCTTGAAAATATGACACCTGTCTACTTCCACACGATACAAAACTACTACAAGTCACAATATGGTCACAGTGAATTTATTCCTGAAACGGAGGTACTCCTGTACACGAGGTTCTTCGGATACCACTTCTGTCTCAATGTCTCAGACTACAACCCATCCGGTTCCTGTAATTTCAGTCGCCTCGACAATGCCAAGCTGATCTTGCGAGGTGTCGAAAAGGGTAGCCAAAGACCCGCCAACCAATCACTGTTTGTCTATGCCGTAAACTATAACATTCTCAGAATCAAGGATGGTTTGGCCGGAATTTTATTCGGTAACTAAGGTATATGGGTAGGACAGTTCGTTTCGACCAGATTTACGTAGCCAGTCTGGACGCAGACCCTACAGAACAAGATGTTCTGACATCTGTGAAAAGTATTATTACCAGTGAGATTGAAGTCGAATTTTTGGCAGCCGACCAAATTACGATTTCGAATACAAGTCCCACGAAAAGCTTTTCGATGGGTACAAGTCTATTTATGGACAATTCAGCTACCGAGTTTGTTCTTGATGTCACCAAGGGTATTCGCTCTGAGCGCCTGTACGCAA